CTATTGAGGAATGCTATCTTTGGGCCCTGGCTTGATCCGGGGACGACGCTTCCGAGCACGAAATGGAGAGGATTCTGGTAGCTTTGCTGGCCGTTCAACTGCCTTCTGGAATGCCCCAATTCGTTGGGTGTCATGCCGCAGAATCAGAGACAGCAAATTCAGGAGGTCTGGACCAATCTGTTCGTCATCAAGGGTCGGGCTACTCTGCCCGTAGTAAGCGTCGACATTGTATCCGATACCCACACCATAAAGTTCGACGTCATCCAGAGACCTTATCCAGCCAGCGCTTGATTGGAGGTGATCGTGCAGGAACGAACCTGCGTTAACTGATAGGGTTGAATCGTCGACAGGAGCTCCGTCGCTCAACACGACGAGAATTTTGCGTGCGGCATGACGGCGCTGCAAACGGGTATAAGCCCATAAGAGGGCCTCGCCGTCGATGTTTTCCTTCAGGAGACCGTCCCTGATCATGAGCGAGAAATTAATATCTGCTTCCTGAAACGTTTCGTCGAAGCTCTTGTAGACAATGTGTCGGAGGTCGTTCAAACGTCCAGGAGATCCGGCTTTATTGTCAGAGAGCCACATTTCCCTCGACTGACCACCCTTCCAAGCCTTGGTGGTGAACCCTAAGATCTCGTTGCTGAGACCAGCGCCCGACATGATCGAGGACGCGATCGATGTCCAAGTGGCAACGTTTCGGATCTTGTCTCCGCGCATGCTTCCCGAATTGTCAATCAGTATGGACAGCGAAATGTCTTGGTCGTTTGCGACGCCAGCGATATGGGCAGCTCCATTTTCAATCGCGTCTTCAAATTGCAGGGATTGCTCACGAATGGTTTTAAGGAGAGCTTGGTGTAGCGCAAGACTTTCGTCAGATGACATCAGCTGGCGCGGGCTGATCACCTCGTCAAACTTCGTCGTGTATGCGTAGTAAGGCTGCTCCTGCGCACGTTTTAATGTGCTGGCCGAAGCTTTTTCGTCCCGTGCTACGGGGATCGCAAGCGGATTCGCAGCAATAACAGTTGCCGGAGCGGTCACCTCGGCCGGAGGTGGCGGTGGACGCAAACTCTGGGTTAGATTCAGCTTGCTTTGAGTTGCAGCCTCAAGCTGCGCGCGCAGATTGACCATAGTTTCCTTAATCGTCGTCGCAAGTGTCGCGATCTGTTTGCGGATGATCGAATCGTCGAGCTCGGTAAATCTCAGTTCACGCCAGTCCGACCAATTTCGTTCCCGGAGGGTCGCTGCCATATCGTCCGGGTGCTTCGCTGAGTCGTCAATTTCGTCGGCCGTGACGTAGTAGATCGGCAGAATCAAGCGAGGAAGGCCAAGCGCACGCTCTCGAAGGATAAACGCCTCGAACTCTTCCCGGCACATATGGCTACGAAAATAACTAGGTGTGATGATCGGGATGAGGAATGAGATGCTGTCTATTGCCTCCTTGATCCGCTCCCTCCATCGCTCACCCCAATCTATGTCATTGCGGTCCTGGAAGATCGGAAAGGGAAAACCTGTTTGTATGCGGACTTCGCCTTCAAGGCGCGTTCTGAGATCAGATATCCGGCCACGATCGTGCGCATCATCATCTCGGACATAACTTAGGAATGCCAGTGGATCTTTATTCTGCATGAACCGTCTCGATTGTGAAATCTGATCGCCACAACATATGCGAAAATAGACAATTGTCATCTTGCCCAGAATGCCGGCAGGTCTCGACGACCGACACGGAGGCACGCAGCCGTCGAAGCTGCTTACAAACTGATTGGCAGCTTCCCGTACTTGCCACACAAAACCTGACCATTCGCTTATCAACCCATGTCGCATGGATTGGGTCGCGGCTTACCGCTGCTTTCAAGGTTCGATCGCACCAAACCTCAACGGCCGTTGTGCGAGCAAAGCATCCATTACACTGAGCATGGCTTAACGGCGGCAATACGCCGACACTATTTTGATCGCCATTTTTGGATGAATCGGGAAATGTCGGGACCAGCACTAAGGCCCCATATGGCACCGATAGCCATGAAAATTGAAGCGCCGGCGACCGCACCGAAGACACCCCCAACGATACCTGTGCCGCTCCCAACCAGCGCCCCGAGAAGCATACCTCCGATGGATCCGAAAATTCTTGCTTTCATAGTGGTTTCCCGTTTCGACGTTGGATGTGAACGTGCGCAATAGCGGTGATGCACCGCAGCATCAAGAATAGTGGGTAAGGTCGGCTATGGGTCGTAATTGTCACGATCAAAGACGCTTTTCTTGATCACCCCGAAATGATCACCTCTTTCACCTTCTGCCCAACGCCACCGGCGATCGAGTAGGTGCAGTCGATCCGATCGATCTCGAAGCCTTTGAATATTTCCCGCACCTCTGGACGGTCGTTCAAAGACAATTTGAAGCGGCCTTGAATGGCTCTCAAAGCGGTCGCCATGTCGCTGAAATCCTCCCTCGAAAACTGCCCGACGCCATAATCGTCCTCGTTCCCGAAGTAGGGCGGGTCGAGATAGAACAGCATGCCCGGCCGGTCCCAGCGCCGGAGGAAGTCACGCCAGTCGAGCTGCTCGATGACGACGCCGGCCATGCGCTCGTGAATGTCTTCGAGCAGCGGCCCCAGGCGGGTGACGTTGAAGTGGCCGCCGCCATTCCTGTTGATACCGAAGTTCTGGCCCGTGACCTTACCGCCGAAGCTCAGACGCTGGAGATAGAGGAACCGGGCGGCGCGTTCGAGATCGGTGAGGGTGCCGGGATCGCTGCTCGCCAGGCGCTGAAACTCGCGCCGGGACGTGATCTGGAATTTGAGCGTCTCCATGAACTGCGGATAGTGCCGCTGCAGGATCCGGAAGAGATTGGCGACGTCGCCGTTCCTGTCGTTGATCACCTCCGTCTTCGGCTTCTGGGTGCGCCTCAGGAATACGCCGCCCATGCCGACGAACGGCTCGGCATAGCCGGTGTGCGGCGTGGCATTGATGCGCTCGATGATCGCCTTGGCGAGCACGCGCTTGCCGCCAATGTAGGCGGCTGGCGGGGAAACCGGATTGACCGGGGAAAAGTCGTTCATTGCTATCGCACTTTCAGAGAATCAGACACCGTTTGGCTGCTCGCGAAAGCGAGCCGGGTGAGACGTTATCTTTGGGTGCGTCTGACGGGTCCTGACGCCAATCCTGGCCCGTCGCTTGGAGCGTTTGCGCGCTCCGGCCGCCCGGAAAAATTCGAGCAGGCGAATATGCGGGAGCAAGCTCCCCCGACTGTCGTCAGGCCTTCTCCTTCGCAGTCAGGTTGATGGTGGTGATCCAGCCGGGATCCGGCGTGAACTCGTGCTCCACGCTTTCGGCCTCCCATTCGATCGCGTCGACGTCGGCTCCGAATCCGGAAACATTGACCGGCGCTCCGCCCGTGGCGGCAGCGTTGCCGGCGATCTCGATCATGCCTGAGCCGGTGTTGCGGGAGAGCTGCTGGGCCATGGCCTTTCCGCCGCGCCTGGCTTCATCCTCGCTGGCGAAGGGGTGCATGGCGTTAAAGAGCGACGCGGCCTTGCCGGTCGCGGCCTCGACGGTTTTCACCAGGCCTTTCGCGGGATCGAAATAGGGCGTCTCGACCGTTCTGAAGCCAGAGCGAGGCTCGATCTGGAACTCGTAGCTGTAGGCCTGCATGCGATCGACCGAGATCGCCGGGAGCGCCTGGCCGGAGGCGGAAGCGGCCGCGCCGCGCTCGCGCACCACGAGCTTCCCGGCCTGGGGTTTGACGGTGGCGCCGATGTCGTCTGCGAGATCGCTGAGGAAGTCGATGGCTGACTGGTTCCAGCGCAGCCGGTAGGGGATCTTGATGTCGCGTAGCGCGGAGGCGACGACGGCCGAGACGCCCATTTCACTGGCAAGCGCGTCGATGATCTTGCCGGCCGTGCCATGGCCGGTGGTCTCGTCATAATGGCCGCGCCCGGCCTTCTTGTCCTTGTCGAGGAAGTCGGCCGCACGACAGGTCAATTCGATCTCGTCGCCGTCGTCCGGAGAGCCACGCACCGACGCGCTCTGATATTCGAAGATGCCGAGCGTGGTGAGATCCAGGGCGCTCCATCCGGCGATCACGGTGTAGCGGGCACCCTTTGCAGGCAGCGTCAGGAATGGCGGCCGCGCGGTCGTCCGGATGGTCAGCGCATCGCTCTCATAGCCTTCCTGATCGGTCACCGTCGCGCCCAGGAATGCCGGGCCGAGGACCGGCACGATGTTGCGACCTGAGGGGCCGATGATGCGGATGATCGGTTTTCGCAAAGTCACGCCATTACTCCCACGGCCGGATGGTCTCGCGAATGGATTCGGCCGTGATGTTCGGCACGCTCAGAGCCAGCCCGCCGGGCAGTTCGCCACCATAGTCCGCAAGCCCGGGATTGGCAGCGAGCAGTGCCTCGACGCCGCCCGTCGTTTCATCTCCGTAGATGCGCCTGGCCAGCCGATCGATCCGCTCTCCAGGCGCAAGCGTGGCCACTGTCTGCTCGATCGCCATGTCAAAGCCCTCCGACATGAATGAGCTCGGCCGAGAGATCGACGCGCCGGCCGATGCCGGTGAAGGGATGGAGGCGATCCTCGTCGATCGACAGATTGCGGATGACGACCAGGCCCATCATCTCGCCGAGATAGTTGGGGCCGAGCCTGATGAAGGGCGCCGGCACCTGGGATTCGTGAAGGCGGATGATCCAGCCGACCGCATCCATGCCGCCGATAACATGGGGATGGGTGACCGCCTCGATCGTCGTCACCTTCTCGCCCATGCCGGTGAGCTGATAGTCCATGCCCCGGAAGGTGGGCTTGCCTGGAACACGGCTCTCCGAGGCGCGGCCGAATCCTTGCGGATTGAGGCCGATGACCTTGAGCTGCGCCGCACCGATTGCCGCAAGCGACCTCATGCCAAGCTCCCCATGTCATGGAGCGCGCCGGCGCGCGCCGTTCTGATTGCACGATCCTGCCGGCGGGAGGCAGCGGCCGCCACGCGTTCCGGGTTGCCCGTGCCCGAGATGTGCTGCGTCAAAGACAGCCCGGCAGGCTGTGCCGCGGCAGGGCTTCCGGACGAGCCGCCGAAGCGGGGAGAGATCGTCGGGGTGGCCGTGAAACTGAACGCCGCCTTGAGCTGCGCCGCCTTCTCCTTGGCGATCCCGATCGCGGCGTCACCCTCGATCGAGATCTTCTCCTTGTAGTCCTGCATGCTCTTCTCAGCGGCAGGGCCAAGGCTCTGGCCAAGAGCCGCGCCCGATTGGGACTTGAGCGCCGAAATTGCTGTCTCCAGGCGCGATATCTCTGCCTTCAGATCGGCGATCTGGAAGTCGGCGCCGGGATAGTTCGAGGGATTGGCTTCGATCTGGCTCTTGGTGGCGCGGGCTTCCTCTATCCGCTTCTGGTAGGTACTGATCTGGGCGTCGCGGTCCTCATTGGTCCGGAGTTTGTCGAACTCGTCACTGAGCATCCGGGAGAAGAAGTCTGCAAAGGGTGCCGAAACGCCGCCCCAGACCTCGCCGAGCTTGCGCCAGCCCTCGTTGCGGGCCGCTTCGCGCCGGCGTTCCTTTTCGATCGGCAGCTCCTGGACCGTCTGCAAGTCCTTGTCGACCACGCCGTTCGCACCCGAGATCTGCCCGAGCATCTCCTTGTAGAGATCGCCATTCATCTTGAGCGCTTCCAGGGCCGCGCGTGCATTGGTGTCCTGGACGAGGCCGGCCAGGTCGAACTTGTCACCAAGCCCATTCTTCTCGATCGCCTCGATGACGACATCGACCAGCGGCCGGTTTTCCGCCGTGGCCTTCTTGTTCAGGCTCTCCATGTTCATGCCGCTCTCGGCAAAGTTCTTGATCACCTCGGGCGAGAACAGCTTGTTGAGGATCTCGCGCTGCGCGGTCGCCGCCTCAGAAGAGGAGCCGAAGCCGCGCCGGATGATCTGCGCCTGCGCAACCATCTCGGCGACAGCATCCAGACCCTCGCGGCCTGTCGATTTGGTGACCGCTGCGATCTGAGGAAAGTTGCGCGCCATGTCCTCGGCCGAGAACGCGCCGAGCTTGTCGCCCTTGACCATCATGTCGAAGGCCTTGGGTCTATATCCCGTTCGCCGAGCCCGATCGGCCGCCCATCTGTCCCCACGTCTCCGCATGCACTTCATTGGCCTCGACAAACCACATCAGCAGCTTGTCCCACTCCATCGCGAAGACCTGGTCGAGTGGCGTCGAGAACATCGAGGCGACCCGGCCGGCGACTTTCCGCCAGTGCCGCGGATCGGCTACGACCCGCTCTCCGCCCGGAAGACGGGGGGCAAAAAATCGTATGCCGCATCGGTGACACGCGCCCCGTCCTCGTCGATCAGGCCGCGCAGAATTGGCACCGAGAGACCGGTCATGCGGGCATAGAGAATGAAGTTGGAAAACTCGCCGTCGAGCGCGCCGGCGATGGCGTCTTCCATCTCGCTGGTCAGAAGACGGCGGATCGTGATCTCAGTCACCGGCTTGCCGGTCTCCGGATGGTGGAACGGATGCTTTAAGGGGATGGTCAGGAAATGACCGGTGCCGATGAAATCGAGCTTTGCCGGCTCGACCGGTGCCCGCTTCACCTCGGTCCTGGACTGGCTCGGAGCACTCTTCGAATCGGGCTGGTTCTCCAGGCCCTCCCACTGGTCCTCGGGGGGCAGCGGGATGTCGGAGATCGCGACATGGGTGTCAGAGGGTTTTGTCATTTGGGCCGGCTCCTGATGATGACCCGCCTCAGGCGGCGATGATCTCGTTGTGGCTGTTGGAGTAGTTCACGCCATCAATGACGAGGTGATTGTTGAACACGTCGAAGCGGTGGATTTCCTTGCCGTCAACGATGTCGCGGTACTCGATGATCGAGCCCACCTTGTAGCCGGTGGCGTCACCCTTCTTGCCCGTGACCTTGGCCTGGGTGACCTCGTTGACCAGGCCTTTGAGGATGACGACGCGGCCCTTGTTCTCGCCTTTGACGATGTCGCGCAGGCGCTCGTAGTAGTAGAACGTGGTCCAGTCCCCGGGCTCCCGGCCGAAGAGGCCGCGAATGTCCTCATGGGCGCCGTTGAGCGAAAACGGCGCTTCGAGCTCCTCGATCTCGTAGGGGATGGCGAGATTGAAAAAGCCGCCGCCGAGCTGCAGGGTTTCCTTGGCGCGGTTGAGCGCCGGCAGGGTGATGTCGGCCAGCCGCAGGCGCTGATTGAGCGTGTCGACATACCAGTTTGCGCCATGAATGATGCGGTCCATGTCAGTCTCCTCAGGCGATCACGCGGATGTTGGGATTGCCGAGCGCATTGAGCGCGTGGGCGATGCGGCCGGCCAGGATGTCGAAGGCTTCCGGCTGCGGCTCGGTGTAGATCTGCAGGTCGGTGAGATCCGGCGTTTCCTCGAAGCGGAGTTTGACGCGGAGCCCGCCGTCACGCAGCACGGTGTTGGGGTTGAGCTTGCGGTCCCAGACCAGCTCGTAGTCGATCAGGGCACCGAGATTGACGCGCTCCATGCAGGCCTCGGCCACCGACTGATAGATCAGGGTGACCGTGTGCGGGCCAAGATCGGCGGCATTGAAGGTCCTGAGCGCGCGCAGCAAGGCCTTCTCGATCGAGCGGCGGGTGCGGATGCGCTTGATCGACCGGTAGGCGCGCGTCGTCGGGTCGGTGGCGGTCGAATAGGGTGCCCAGAGGAGCTTGTTTTCGATGACGGTGCCGACGCCGTTCTGGACGAGGAAGTTGGCGTCGTGATCGGTGCGGCCGTCCTGGTAGGAGACGCGCTGCGAGACGCCACGGATGCCCTTGAGCGGGCGGTTCCAGGCGGCCTTGTAGGGATTGCCCACTTCCGCGTCACGACGAATCATGGCGGCTGCCATATGCGGGGAAAGCGGCCGGGTGACGTTCTGGCCGTCGATCGTCACCAGCGCCGAGGGGTACATGGCGATCATGTTGAGCGAGGTGGCGAAATCGTTCGCGTTCAGCGCTGCTGTTGCCCGATCGGTCTCCACCGTATCGGTGATGCCCATGCAGTCGATGATCAGGTCGCAGATGGCATCGAAGGCGGTGGCGACCGGGTTGGCGGCATCGCCCAGGCGCTGCGAGGTGAAGCCCGGCGCGATGATCAATCCCGGCTCGAGCCCGATCTCGCTCTTGGCTTCGAGCAGCGCCCAGGCTCCGGTCTTGTCGACTGCTGAACCGGCGATCATCCCGATCTGGGTTTCGATGTCCTCGTCGTCATCCGTGCGCACGAAGATGATGTCGGTGGAAATGCCCTCGGAGGCGATCTGCGTGATGGTATCGCGCGCGGCACCCGCGCCGAGTTTCGTTATGAGTTCGCTGTCGGAGGTGTTGATTGCGATGGGCCGGTGTTTCTCGATCGAGACGTCGCCGTCGGGGCACGGCAGCGCCACGCCGATGTAGCTCACCCGCGCGTCGATGGCGGCAATCGTGGGCGAGAGATCGGAGAAGACGCGGACGCCGACATTGGGGGTGGTTGCGGACATGGCAAGGCCTCAAGCTAGGGTCAATTGAACTGACCGGAGGCTAGTGGCGGAAATCGAAAACACCCCACTGACAGATGTCAGCGGGGTGTTTGGGAGGCCTTGAACGCGGTCTAAATCTACCTCAAAAGGCGTGTGACGCAACCAGATGGGATGCTGAATTGACCCTCAGTCTAGGCCAGTGCCGCAGAAATCCAAAAGAAAATTCCACCAACGAGGATCCACGGTAGGATTGACACCGTCAGCATCCATGGGAAGACATCTAAGCGCCCTTGTCGATTTGCATCCATAATGATTTCGTATGCAGGACCATTTACGAGGGTGAATGCGCCTGCAAGAAACGCCGGTAGTAGTACCCACCAGAAGGTAAAATATCCGATGCCTGCTGCAATCGCTGTCGCAACAACTGCGATTTTCGCGGAAATTCTAAACATTAGTTCCCCTCAGATTCGCTGATCTACACCGCCCCCGAATGCAGCAGGCAGGTAGGAAGAATGCACCGCAATCTTATTCAGCATGTACAGCGCCCATTCCCAAATTGATACATTGCCTGACGGAAATTGCCCATCAAGGCCAGTTCGCATCGTCGGAGAAATTAAGTGGGATCGGCGCCATCGCCTTGATCGCCCAGGACGCCGCATAGATCGCCGACACATAGGCGCTCGCCTGCGACCACATCTCGATGAATTGAGGTGGCGTAAGATCATGATCGACGTTGTCACGGTCTCGGAACACGCTTGTCGTGGTGACGTCGCCGGCGCCGATCCGGAGCGAGGCTGCGAAGGCGAGATCGGACAGGTTGGATCGGTCTTCTTCGCGTCCCTGAAGCGGCACGTCACCGTAACCGTCTATGGTGACGGCGGTGCCTGTCAGGATTCGGCGCTCGCGTTCGCGGTTGACATCATCGCCGCTCGGCGGCGGCTTGGCGGAAACCGTGTAGGTCTTTGTCGCGGTGGTCTCACTGAGGATCCAGTCCTCGATCGGGTCGAGGCTGATGATCTGCGTGGCGGGATCGTAGGCCGGTGGCTCGTCTATGATCGGCAGGCCGTCGTAGTCGTCGCGTGCGAGGAGTTGCTCAGCCGTGAGAAGCCCTCCGGTTTCGGGAAGGATCCACCCAGGGTGCGCGCGGATACAGCGAACCCCATTTTCAATGGTCAGAAAGAGCATGGCAGTCTCCTAGTCGAAAGCCAGAGCCACTGCGGCGATGGCATCGCAGGTGCTTGAGTTGGGAAAGGTAATCGTCTTGGGGCCTGCAGCGGGGTTCACCTCGCCTGCATAAAGCGCCCACTCGCCTGAATTGGTGTCGGGGGCAAAGTAGGAAGTCAGCCCGCCGGTCACCGAGAAGGTCCCGCCGTTGTAGCAGTGTGCCACACCGGCAGTCAGACGGCCGCCACTCGCAAGCGAGAGGCTGGCCCCAGCGGATGAGGTGGCGGCGAAGCCATCGTTGGCGATCGGTGTCACACTCCCGATGTCATAGATCGGGATGAACGAGATCGAGGCTCCGCGTGTTGTCCTCGGTGGGGTGTAGGAGAAGGCGTGGGACTCTCCCGTTGGAAGCTCCACGAGATAGGCGGCTGCATAGGCAGCGCTCACGTCGGTGATTTGCTCCCGCGCAATCAGGAGCGCTGCGGCCACCCCGCCAACCGACAGGCTGGCAGTTCTTGAGTTGTTCGAGATGAGGGGCATCGCCACCATGCAGAGAATATGGCGGGTGTGCCCTGCAGTTGGCGCTGCACCGGTTGCGGCCGTGCCTGTGTACGAGCCGCCGATGTCGGCAGTGGTGGAGAACGAGCTTGGAGCGCCCGCTGTCAGCGGATAGCGGAGAGCCGGCTTCCAGACTCCTGCCACGTTTACCCAGCCACCGATCACCGGTTTGATGACGCCGGCGTGTCTGACGCTGGTGCCGATGATCGGCTTGATGATGCCCGCATGTCTCGCTGACGCTGGCATGGTCTACACCTTGAACCAGACGTCGCCATCGACACCGCCGGACGGATCTGCGGTGGAGATGGTGAGCGTGCGATTGGCCATGGTGCCTACTGCATTGAGCCTGGTCTTGTCGGCGCCGGTCATGAAGCCTGATGCACCGCCGGCGACCACAGCGGCGTGGACATGGCCGGTTGCGGCCTTGCCGGCGAGCGCCGCTGTGATGGTCGCGGCAAAGCTGTCATTGTCGGCGAGTGCTGCAGCCAGCTCATTGAGCGTGTCGAGAGTGCCGGGCGCGCCGTCGACCAGGGCGTCGATCGCCGACACGATGGCCGCATCGGTCTCGCTTGATGAGTAGACCTCCAGAAGGCCGCGCATCGCGGCATGGCTCAAAGCCGCGACCAAGGCCTTGCCATCGGCCGACATGAGGAATGACAGCCGGGCGTCATCGAGCGTGCCGGTCATGTTGACCAGGTCCAGATAGTAGGCCGGCAGCTGCCCACCCAGCTTGAGCGCATCCGGAGCCGATCCACCGTCGAGGAGGGCTGCGATTTGATCGCTGGCCTCGGCGATATCCTCCTGGAGTGCGACAAGCTGCGGGGCGACATTGACGGCGATCATGCTCAGTGCCGCCGATGTCCCCTCGGCAATCAGCGACTCGAAGCTCGCTTCCAGCGCCTCGCGTTCCGTCATCCGCTCATGCAGATCGCCGAGGGCAGCATTGAGCACCGCCGCCGATCGCTGCATGTCGGGTGTGATCAGATAGCCGTTTTCACGACTTGGCAGTTGCTCGGTCAATGATCGCCTCCCCATTCTCCGCAATGATCCGGTTGACCATTTTGCCGGTCATCTCGTAGCTGCCGGCCGGCTGGTATTTGAGCGGGCCGACTGTCGCGAGCGCGGACAGGCGAACCTCGTAGATCGTTGCATTCTCGTATGTGGCTTCCGCCATGTCGGTCTCCTCAAAGTGCCGCGATGAAACAGTCCTGGATGAAGGGCACCTCGGCCACGTTCGATGCCGTCATCACCGGCCGCATGCGCGCCGATGTCGTCGCGGCCCCGAGCACATAGGTCGAGGTGATGGTGCGCCGTTCGGCGTTGTCCGGATCAATCTTGACCTGCGTGGTGTCGGCCGCGACCACGGCGCCTCCCACCATGATGGTCGGCGTGAGCGTGTGCTCGGCGGCAATCCAGGCATCGACCGTGAACACTGTGACGATCGAACTGGATGAGATCCCGAACTCGAACTGCTTCGAGATGGCGACCATGTCGCCCCGGTGCCGGGCGGTCGTGCCGACCGCAAACTGATCCATGACGATCATCGGAGCCAGGTCCGGGGTGCCGAGCATGACGATGCGGATCTCGGTCAGCGCCGGCAGGCCGATGAGCGGATGGGTGGCCGTCGTCTCCTCCTTGAAGGGCACCCAGGTGGTGGCGCCCGAGGGCTTGAGCTCGAACTCCAGAGCGGTGCCGCCAGGCACCCAGGATTTGAACAGCAGGTCGATGTCGGTCATGCCGTTCTCAAGCGTCAGCGGCTGCAGCGGGATGATGGTGCGGACATCGCGGAAGCGGGCGGCATTGACCTTGAAGGCGAAGTCGCCCTCGACATCGCCCTGCGCCCAGGCGCCATCGCTCATCAGGAACAGCGAGCCGCCCGTGTATTTGTTCTGCTCGGTGGTGTTGAGGGCATGGTTGCCGGTGGTCACGGTGAACCAGGCGTAGCGCTTGCCGCTCTGCAGGAGGGTCAAGTCAATGTCGAAGCGGTTCCATCCGATCGCCAGATCCGGCTGGTTGATCTGCCCGTGCGCGAGCACCTTCTCGACCACCGGCTGGCCGGTCTCGTTGGTCTCGCAGACAAAGAGATAGAGCGTGCCGTCATTGCCCACGCGTGCGACCGAGAGGTCGATCGAGGTGGCGATCATCGGCTGGGAGACGAGGAAGGTCTGGCCGTAGATCGAACCGTTGATGCCGATCTCTTCCGTTTCATAGGTCCAGTAGACCTCGTTGTAGGTCTCGCGGCGGATTCGAGTGATCTCGTAGAGGTGATGGCCGGCCCAGGTCTTGTTGGCGACGATCTCGCCGACCTCCCATTCCTCGCCATCCTTGGTGAAGACCTCACCGGTTCGAAGGTCGCCCAGGAACGACCATCCGCTCGCGTTCTCGCACTGGTTCTTTGAGGTGCCGTAGACGATCCGCTCGCGGGAAACCTCTTGGCGGATGGCAGTCGTTACCGTGTGAGTGAGCTGCGAGATATTGCGGGTGGCATCAGTGCCGACATTGGAGATGCGGGTGACCTCGTCATAGGCCGGCACCACGCGGCCGGCCTTGATCATGATCCGCGGATCATCCGAGTTGGTCAGTTGCAGCTGCGCCTGGCGCTCATTGGCCCAGGCAAAGCGGATGCCGTGGTTGATGCGCGCCAGCCAGTCGCCATGGGCGGTGTCCCATTGGTCGCTGACCAGGCCATAGTCGAAGACATAGGCACGCTGATTTTCGGGCAGCTCAATGAGCCTCCTGGCAGCCCCGATATCGCGCTGCATCTGCCGGATGATCGCCGGCCGGGGAATGTCGGAGATCCGAGCTGCAATGTTGGCGATGTCGGTCTCGATCGAGACTGTGCGTTCGAACAGCGCGTCGAGATTGATCTCAAGGCTGGTGACGCGGCCTTCGACTTCGAAGAGGGTTTTGGCGCGCGAGCTTTCCGCCGGCTCGATGAGCTGGATGCCGGTGGACTTCAAGAGCACGAAGGCGATTGCCGCATCGGTCTCGGCGACGACCGGCTTGACCGCCGGCGCCGGCGCCTTGTTGCCCTGCTGGACAACGAGCGACACCTTGCGGCCGATCGTCTTCGGCGTCGAGCGGTTGACCGGGATCGAGGTCTCCGGATCCTGACTGGTCTCGAAGGTGCGGTTGGCGGTCAGCGTTTCCTCGCTGCCGCGCAGGATAATGGCGACCCAGACTTCGTCGGTGGCGACGATCGGGAGATAGGTCTGCAGGCTCAGCGTGATCTCGGCGGCATTGGCATAGGCGATGCGACCATTGAGGAACCGCCCCGGAGAGACCGTGATCTCCTGTGCGGAGGCCTGGGCTACCGTGAAAGCCGCCCAGTGGTTCGGATAGCCCACGGCATCGTTGAGCAGATCGTCGACGGCCGACTGGCTGAAGATGCCGATGTTGTCGAAGTCGGTGTGTTCGGCGATCTCGGCGGAATCGAATACGACGCGGTTGCTCATGGTGTCCTCACAGTCTGGTGCGGTTGATAAAGCCGCCGAAAAGTTGGGTTTCCTCGTCGGGCAGGATGTCGGCGAAGATCGCGCGCCGGCGCCAGGCGAAGGTGACCGAATATTGGGTCTCGGGTGCCTTGGCGGTGGCCATGGCGATCTTGGCGCGGCGGATGGGTTCGAGATCCACGGATTTGAGCGGTGCCGCGCCGATGACGGCCTTGCCGAATTCGAACACGTTGACCGGCCGTGTCAGGCTCAGCCGGACCAGATAGTGAGCGACGAACGGCTTGTGGCCGACCGGCGTTATGCCGATGACGGCGCGGCCAAAGGCGAACCGCGCCGGGTGGGCGATGACGTCCACGATCTCGGCATCGACATAGGCGAGGTATCGCCTGAGGCCTGCGCGGGTGCCCTTGAGGCTTGCGAGTTCGGCTGCCTCGGAGACCATCTGGCGCTTGCGCGCGAGCGGCCAGTCCTCAAACCAGAGATCGACACTTTCGTGGGCGGCGAGGAAGGGCAGCATTGCGGCCGGCGCTGTGGCCGGGTCCATAGTTTCAGTGAACGGCACCGGCAGTTCGTCGAAGGTGGCGGCAAACAGCGCCTGCTCGAAGACACCGGCATTTGCAGGCAGGATCGAGGGGACGCTCATGCCCGGATCTCCAGCGTGATGGCGATGCTGGTCAGAACCGGCACGGTGTAGGGGTCGGCGGCGATCTCGACAGGCGCCAGGTCACGGACCTTGATCACGTTGGGACCGTAAGCCGCACCTGAGAGCAGGCCCGCCGGGATCTCGCCGCCGATCAGCATGCGGGCGGCACCGGCTGAACGCACGCGCTCGATGACTTCGCTCCGGATGATCTCGGCATCAGGTCCCGGCGGCACCTCGATCACCATCTCGACGCTGTATTCGAGCGGCGTCGCATCGATGACGGCGACGCTCACGGCTTCCGGTTTGACGTGGTCGGCCAGCACAGCGGCCGTCACCAGCGCGCGCTCGGCAGGCGATGGGATTGCACCCATTGGCCCGATGATGACGACGTCGGTGTCGCCGCGCCGGCCGTGGATGGCATGGCCATTGACGCGGGCATCATGCATCTGCGGCCAGGCAGTGAAGGCCTGGTAGAGATAGCAGTCGCGCGAGCCGGCCGCGGCGCGGTCAAACGAGAGCAGATATCGGCGCAACAGCGATGCATCATTCTCCATCACAGCCGGCGTCGAGCCGTTGGCGGGCGTGATTGTCAGCCGTTCGACATTCTGCCTGGCAACCACCGCATCAAGGTTCGTGCCCTTCGCCTCTGTCGCAAGCAGCGCCTTGATCCCGTCATTGACGCGCTGCCGATCGAGAAGGCGCAGAAACGCGAAGGCCTGGCCGACGATGATGACCGGGTCGGTTTCGAGCTGCTCGACATCGTAGGCCGGGAGCGTTGGATTGTCAGCGCGCGCGTCCTCCCAGATCGCGGTGAACCGGGCGATGAACTGGGCAATCAGCGACTGAGCGTTCAGCGGCTCGATGATCGCCGGTACCGGCACGCGGGAGAGGTCGATGGATATCGGGGCGTAAGTCATCAATTGACACCCAGCTGAGAGGTGAGCGTCATCGGCACGAGCGCCTGGTCGTCGTCGGAGACATCGTAGTTGCCGAAGCGGCCCTCGGGGAAATAGGTGCCGGCATAGCGCACCCCCAAAGTGCCATCGCGTTCGAGCTTGACGAACTGCAGGCTGGAAATCCGATATTCCGGCTCATAGCGGTGGGCGGCCTCGACCATCGAGACATAGATGTCGAGCGCCAGCGCCGGCGTGATGTCGTCGCCAAGGTGGCCGCGCAAACGGGATCCGAATTCCAGACGCATGATCCGGGTGCCGATCACGGTTACCCAGATGACCGCGAGCGACTGGCGCAGATGCGCGATGCCGCGCAGGATTTCCCCTGTCTCGCGGTCGACGCCCGTGCGGTATCGGATTGCGTTTGCCACCCTCTCAACTCCTCTCAATCGGCCTTTGAAGACGCTTCACGTGCGACCTCGATTGCGCCGATGCGCAGTTCGTGGGCGGCCTCAACTGGGCGCAGGTGCACCAGGTCGCCTGGCTTGACCGGGCGGCCGGCGACACGCGGTCCCGCAAGCGCCGTGACCTTGTAAGCGCCACCGTGATCGGCGGGCTTCGGGGTGACCTCTGCTCTCAGCTTTGATTTCGCACTTCTGGCCATGGCGGCGGTTCCTTTCCTCATGTTGCGCTGACCACGCCCGAGCCGGTGATGATGGGCCATTGTCCCGCGCTCGATCCGGCTCCGACCTGGACCAGGTCGCCGACGCGCGCCACGGCCTTGCCGCCTTCGCCGCCCAGCGTGACCGTCTCGGCATCGACATGGACGTTTCGTGCGGCCACTCGCGTGGTCTCCTTTTCGAGCGTGATGCGGGAGCCGTCGGCAAACTCGATCACGGCCTCGGTCGACTTGTTGGACGGCGGAGCGTGGTCATCGTCATAGGTCGACCAATGGGCGACGGAGCCCGAGCCGATGGTGCCGGATGGCGAGAGCATGATCATCTGCTCGTTGTCGGCCGGCGGGGCGTGAACCTTCAGCGTTCCCGCGCCTGGCTGCTGCCACCGCACGGGTGGAGACAGGACCTCTTCGCCGTCCGGCGTCTTGCCCAGGATGAGGCGCACGGTGCGGTCTTCGAAGTTCTGGCTTCCGGGTTTGACCTTGCCGGGCAGCACGGCGGAGGCGACCCGGCGTTCAACTCGCTGGATCTTGCGGTGAAGCGTCCGGATCTCGGAAGCGACGAGCCGGCTCATGACTGGTCCCTCTCGATGAGCGCCCGGATCTCGTCCGGAATGCCGTCGTCAAACAGGACCTGCTCGTCCTCGGTCTCGGAGACCTGAGGCGTTTCGGTCGAGAATGGAGAGGCGCCGTGTTCGAACACCGTCTGCGTCCAGGTCACCACATAGTAGGCCATGCCCCGGGCGAAGCTCCTGGCGGTAAACAGCGGCCGGAACTCGGCCGGCGGTGTGGTCAGCGGCAGGCCGATATAGGTCAGTCCCCAGGACGCCGCATCTTCGTCGCCAAGGAGCTGCAGCAGAAACCCGCCAATCGCGTGGCCCACGACCTCGCGGTCGACCCGGCGCTTGAGGCCGATATCAGCCAGATCTTCAACGACGATGTAGGCCGCGAACTCGACCATGAGGCCATGGCTTGCCGAGACGTCTTCGACGGCGCGGATCCGCGTCCAGCCGATGGCAATGCCGGGCGCCTTGACGATGTCATTCTCGACCACGTCCGAGATATCGAGCTTGCCAGGATGCGAGAGGACGGTGACACCGCTCAGGTGCGATGTGATGGTTTGAACGATGGCCGTTTTCACCGCTTCGATGCGATTGTCCAGGATCAGGCCTGAGAGGGTCTTAGCTTCGATCATCGGATCAGGCTCCCGAGATAATCGGTCACCACGTCGCGGATCTCCGTCTCGTTGTCGGTGGAGAGACCAACGAAGGGCCGGGCGGGAATGGTGACCTTCTTGGCACGGACGGTCTTGCCGCCGACCTTGAAGACGAGGAACTCAGCGCCCTTGGGGACGATCTCGGCTCCCTCCTGGTGAACATGGGCGTACTGCCATGCCGCACCCCATTCGGCCTCTGCCGAGGACGACTGCGAGGCGACGCTGTCGAGCAGGTTGCGGCCGGTCTTGAGCAGGATCGAGGTTCCTTCCGCATTCGGAAGCCAGGCCGTCCCGTCCGGCCCGGTCTTCTCCTCGGAGATCCGGCGGCGGGTCTGGCTTTCGCCGATCGCAGCAATCGCATCCATCAACGGCCCGGTCGGGAAGTCGGCGAGCGAGGCGAAGTCGGTGATGACTTTTTCCAAATTGCCGGTTTCGAAAACGAGGGAAATGCTCATCAGAGCCCCCGCAGTCGGTCGCGGGTGAAGATGCGGGCGGGCGCTTCGATCAGGACCTGATTGGGCGAGCTTGAGCTGGCGCCGCCGGCCGGAACACCACCGGCCTCGCCGTTGATGAACGACAGGCCGCCGCGGCCCGCAGAGATCGCTTCGAGACGCTTGATGGCGGCATTGTAGCGATCTTCCAGCCGCTCGCTTGAGCGCGAGAACGCAATCGCGACCCGGTAGAGCGCGATGTCGATCGTATAGAGGCGCAGAGTGCCGAGGCTGTCTTCATCAAGCCGGGTGAGTTCGTCCAGGCCGTAGCGCGCCTTGAGCACGCCACGCACCTCCGACGACGCATCGCGAAGTGCGGCCTCGATCCGGGCGTCGTCGCGCTGGCCGGTGTCTTCGTCGGCCGCCAGCACGATCAGCTCGCGCGGATAGCGGGCTTCCATGTCGCTGAGCGTTGCGTAATCGGTCATCGGGGGTTCCAAACGCTAGTGGGTGAGGCCGGCATCTTTGAGTTCATCGAGAAGCTCGATGCCGACGCTCACCGTGGACCCGGCCTTGCGGATCCTGCCATTGACCATCGCCTGGCGGGTGAGCATGGCGGTGTAGAGGATCGGGCCGGTGGGCAGCGGCTCCGGAGCGGCGGCTGTCGCTGTCGCCGGTATCGCCTGAGTGATCGGCGCCGAGGCGGCGCCACCGGTCTCGGCGCCGGGATTGGCAGCGGTCAAGCCTGCGTCGGCGTTGGCTGTGTCGGCGGGCTTCTGGGTCTGCTTGGCCATTGGGATCTCCAGTGTTTGAAGCTTTGAGGTGAGCTGCGGGGGAGAGCCAGAATGCTCTCCCCCTTTCACGGTCCTTCGCTCGGGGGATATTTCTAGTCGGCGACGACGCCGGTGAGCTGGTAGCCAACATCCTTGGCGCAGATCAGCTCCTTGACCCGCTCGCCGACGCGGATGACGGTACCGCCGCCAAGGCCGACATTGGGGTCTTCGATGCGGCCGGAGACGCGGTTTCCATACTCGGCGGTGTAGCCGAAGGTGATGCCGCCTTCGGGCCGGGCGATCGGGTTGATGTGCAGCGCCTGGATGGAGTTGCCCCAGACGCGGTCGAGGACCGGCGCCTGACCCTTCCGCGCCGTGTTGACATATCCTTCGCCGACCAGGATCTCGCGGATCTCCAGGAGGCGCGCCAGTTCCTCGCGGCTGATGATGCCCTTGTTGGTGAAGCTGCCGCGGATCGCGTTGACCAGGTGCGGGTGCGAACTCAGCGTCTGCCAGACCTTGTTGCCCATCACGAGCGTATTGGCGCGGTAGATCAGCGTCCCGTTGATGGCTTCCTTGAGCACTTCGAGCGGGTTGGAATTGTCGTAGTCGGAGAACTTGTCGGTGCCGGTCAGTGCCAGCCGGCGGGCGGCGTCATAGGAATTGGTATCCTGGATCATCTTGGCGACGCGGACTTCGCGGTCGAGCAAGGTGAGGTCGGTCAGCATCATGGTGGCGTAGGTTTCGGGATTGAAGGACGAACGGTTTTCCGCCCGCGCCCGCTCGGCCTCCACGATGTCGGAATTGGGAATCGGATCCTCGAGCCCGAAGTCTTCGACGCTCTCGGTCTTCTCGGTGGATTCGAACTCCACCCGGTTGACCCGGCCGGTGCGGCCGACCCGCGTGTCGGGAACGGAGAACGCCTGGCCGAGCGGGTATTCGAGCCATTTGAACTTCTCGCCGGCGACGGGCTGGCGCGGCAGCACGCGATCGGCGATCAGCGTCTGCGCGTCATTGCTGTAGCCGATGGCGATCGCGGAGAGCGTCGGGTCGACCACAAAGGGGCGATTGGGAGCCATGGTAGTTTCCTTCGGTTCAGTTGCAGCGGTCAGCCCGCGTCTTCAGGGTTGGGGCCAGGGTTGGGAAAGGCCGGTCAGGGGGCCGGATGGGAGATGATGGAGGGCGCGAGCAAGATCGGGATGATGTCGCCGGCGAACCCGTCGCTCTGCGCAAAGCACACGACGCGGATCGCCGACCCGGCCACAGGCAGCGCCTTGATGCCTTTTCCGTTGGCGTCGGCCGTCAGCGGATCACCGGCGGTCACTGTGCCGCCAAGCTCAAGCTCGTATCCGCCGACCTGAACCACATCGACCATGCCGCCGATCGGAGCGCCCATGCGCTCGGACACGCCGATGGAGGGCGATGTGGCGGACGTTGCCGTGGTCACGTTGGCGGCGGTGCCCGAAAAGGCGACGATGCGGTAGCCGGCGATGGCAGCACTTGCGAAGAAGGATTTGATCAGGATCGGCGTCATGGTCTTTTCTTTCCGGTTGTCGAGCAGCTTTCGGTCAGGGCTCGGAGTGGGCAGCTTCAGGCGGTCTTGGCGGAGCTGGTTGCTTGCGCCTGGACGGCGGCGACAGCCTGGTCGAAGGGAATGTTGACGCCCTTGGCCTTCAGGGACGCCTGGTAGCCGCGCGCTTCAGCCGCGAGATTGACGGGATCAACTGCGGTCGCGGTCGGCTCCGGGGGAGAGGCGGGCTGCAGGCTCAGACTGGAGGCGCCGAGCTTTTCCGGGGTGATGTCGAGGAGCTCCGCCACCTGCGCAAATCCGTCATCGGTGGCGCAGAGCTTGGCGTAATGGTCCTTCTGAGCCGGCAGGATCTTCTTGGCCGTGAGTGCAGCCGACAGCAGGGCTGCGACCTTCTCGTCGCGTGCGGTCTTCTGGAGCGCTGAGAGTTCGGAGTTCACGGCCGCGAGCCTTGCGAGCGCTTCGTCGTGAACCGCCTTATCGACCTTCGAGGTGGACAATGCGGCCAGGGCGGCAAGGCAGGCGTCCTCATTGGCGTCAGTTGAAAGGCCGAGGGCAGTGGCGATAGCTTTCATGGATCTGGTCTCCGTGGTGAGGGATGCGGCGGCAAGCGCCGGCATGGAAAGGGCGGGGGCCGCAACGAGGGCTACGGAATGAAGCCAGGTGGCCTTGCCGAACTCGTCGTGGCGGAATGTGGGGGAGAGGTAGCGATGGGTGCGCGCACCAAGCGCCTGGCGTCCGGCATCAAGCCAGTCGACCTCGCCATAGAGCCCATCGGGTTCCGAGGTCAGGCTCTTGATCCAGCCAATCGCGCCGGCGTCGCCGCCAAAGATGCTGGCGGAAATCTGATGATTGAGATCGACCGGGATCTCGATGCCGTCTGCCGCAAAGCGCTGCACCAGGATCTCGGGGGTGAATTCATAGGCGCGGCCGTCGCGGGTTTCGATCCGGCCGCGCGGCGCGATCTTGACGCGCATGGGCTTGGTGTCGGTCGCGGCCGAGAGCTGCCCCAGCTCGATGGTCAGGGCACCGCGCGCGAAATTGGCGCTGACGTCATCGTCTGACTTGGGGGCTGCCTTGGGGGCTGATTTGGTGATTGCTTTGCTCATGGCGAATTGAATGCCATGGCGGACAGAGAGACGGCCGCTGACACCTGTCAGCGGAACTGTCTGTCATTCGGATTTGATGGAGCTGGGGAGTCCCTCGAAGCGGGCAGATGGACCATTGCCCATTTGAGGTGCGGATGCAAACCCCGGACCCCATTCAGGATCAAATTTGAAACGGCTTCAAAGCCCGTACAGCGCGTTTGTCGGTCAGCGGGGACATCGGGGCCGGCCACCGGTTCGTCGCGCCAGCGTCGGCCCCTATGAAGCGAGCTCTTCAGGTGAGCTGTCGATCCTCCCGAAGCCTCTGCTTCATTTCTTCCACACCGCTCATGCCCCGTTCAAAAAGGAAGACGATGCGCCTGGCTATCTCGTCACGGGTCTCCCCGTCCTGCGCGCTGACGCCGAACTCTACGCAAAGCTCTTCCAGCGTCCTTCTGAGGAGCGCCAACTGGTCTGGGTTCGCGATATTCCGGAAAGGCATGGCAATCTCCCGGCAAACGAAGTCTGTTTCGTCTTCATAAGTGGGCTTTCCATTCGGAACAAAACTTATGCTTTCGCGCGCAGATCCGCAATCGAGGATCTCAATCGGCTGCCGTCCCAAAGTGGGGCAAGACAGATGTTGAAATCTGGATCGCGTGCCGCTAGATTCATGGCAGGGAAACAGCCCAAAGTCGGGTAGGCCGGTACTGCACCGTTGGGGGTTTGCGTCCTCCTGTTTCCCCCTCATTCCAGCCCCGCCTTCTTGAGCGCCTTTGTCACATCGGCGGCGCGGACCTTGTGCAAGGTCTGGATCCGCAGGAAGCCGTTGGCGGAGCGCACCAGCACGATTTCCCACCAGACCGGACCGATCGCGAAGAACACCGTCCTGGCGTTCCCCCTGCCTTCGTCGATGAGCTGCCCCGTATCGATCATCTCCTGGACGGAGGCCAACGTGTCGAAGCGGACGCTTGAGTGCTTCGTCATCTTCTTGCGCAATGTCGCGGTGTCGATGATGAGGAGCGGTGACGCGGCGTTGAGCTCGGACGCAGCGGTTTCGGCAACTGCGACGGGGATCCGGACCCGTTCAGACAGATTGGCGAGCACTGCCGTCTCGCGGCTGTTGACGATCTCGGCGATGGCCTTCCGGGCAAGCTCCGGGCCGGCCTGGTCGAGCGTCTCGGTCAAGCGCGCCACCAACGTCCTGGCGCGCGCCAAGCCCGGGTTGGTTTGCCAGCCGGGATCGATTCCTTCCGGCACCTTGACCAGCTCGCCAGTGCGCTTGTTGAGATACTGTCTCCAGACGATCTGAGGACCGCCATCATCGAGCTTGTATCCGAGCCTTGTCGCTTCGCGTGCGCTGATCTGGCGAACCGAGCATTTGCAGCCCCAACCGTTGGGCGGAAAATGCGTCCGCCAGAAGGCGTCATCGACCGGAAGGATGATCCCCTCGAAAGCCAGATGCTCGGGCCGTGGTTCAATCGAAGCGGTCCGGACATAGAGGATGTAGGGCAAGGCCTGCTTGGTCCGCTCGATGCGCTGCCACTGGCCTGCAGCGCGGGCGGCGCGCATGTTCGACCAGTAGCTGGTTTGGAGTCGGCGCGGCGAGGAGAAGTCGACGGCGCGATCCGGAAGCCGCCCGGTGGGATCGGACACCAGCCGCGGCCCCCACCATCCGAGCCGCTTCAACTCGGGCTCGAGCCGGGCCTTCCAGTTTTCGATCGTCTCGCCTTCTGCCAGGCTCTCAGCGATCGTGGACTGGAATGCGCCAAGGAGTTCGATTTCCAGTGCCTTGGCGACAGTGAAGGCGTGGGCATGCTCTTCGCCAAAAACGTCCTGCCAGGAGAATGCCGGCCGCAACGACTTCTGGTCGAAGTAGTCGGTGATCTCCGCCGGCGCTCGAAACCCGCGCTTCGCTTGAGCCATGGTCAGGCGCCGGTCGGTTCTGGCAGTTCGTCGCCGACATCACCCAGGCCGCGCGCAATGCTGGTCAGGCGCGCCAATGCTTCCACGAGTGGCCCGCTGTCCGGCCTGGCTTTGGCCATGAGCTGCACGGCTTCCTCAAGCGTGGTCGCCTTGGCAAGCACCTCGCGCAATGGCCCCAGGAGCGGATCGGTGATGTCCTGCCAGTCAACGAGCGCATCGGCTGCGAGCCGGTCGAGTTCGTCAGTTGTTGGGGCAGATCCCGGTTCGGCCGAGAGCGAGGCTGCAGAGGTCGCGGGCCGGCACGCCTGGCACTGGCAACCGCTGACATGCGCGGCGAGCTTCGCCTTGTCCTCGGCCTTCACCGCTTGCTCCTGGACGGGGACCGCCGGCTCGACTTTCGGTGCGATCAGCAGGTCATCATCATCGCTCGGTTCGGACAGGCCGATCTTCTCCCGCATCTCGCGCTGCGAGACCCTTAGGCCGAACGGCACCATGCGGGCCACCGCCTCGGTCAACAGCTCGACGTCTTCGGGTTCTGGAACCGGAAACTCCACCTGCGGGTAGACTGCCTGCGGGCCGAAGTTCATCGACACGAAATAGGGGATGAGATCGCGGTTGATGGTCTGGGCCAGTTGCTTGCAATCGGCCCGCAGGATGTCGATGCGGACTTCGTTGTGTACCTTGGCTTGGGCCATGGAGGCGCCATCGTCCGACGTCATGGTCTGGCCGACGATCAGCTTGGACACCTGCTTGTCGACGTAATCCATCAGGCCGCCGAAGACGGCAGCGCCATGCTGACCTTCGACCTTGTGGAATTCGATATCCATGCCCTGGGGGATGATCGCTGCGGCATCGTTCGAAATCATTCGCACGGCCCGGAGCAGACTGCGCTTGTCATCGTCGGACGCATTGGTGCCGTAGCGTCCGACCCGAAACGGGATGCCATAGATCTCGGAGAACGCGGCCCAATCCTTGAGGCCAAAGGACTGGATCAGATAGGCCCAGGCTGCCGGCCGTGCGAGACCCGCGCGCAACGGAATGCCGGCCTTGGTCTTGGGCATGTGACAGAGGAACTTGGCGAGAGGCAGCTCCTCGCCTTCGAAGTCGCGGTCGACGGCGAGCCGCAATTGTTTGAGCGACAGCCGGTCAAACACGAACCATCGCGGATCGCGCCATATGTACTCGACAGGGCGCAGCGCCTGATCCTGGTACTCCCACATGATCTCGATTGCCGAGTAGCCCTTCGAAATGCCGTCGAGCATGTCGCCGATCATTGCGTCAAAGCGGCTTTCAGTCACCAGGCCCTTGACCGCCTCGGTGATTTTACCCGGCACGGCTTCTGCGGCCTCGACAACCGGGTCGATGCCCTGGATGGCAAGCCGCCTGGTTTGGAGCTGGCTTGCATAGTGGGCGTAGCGTTCCTCCATCTCCTCGGCGAGCGTGAGGTACCGCCTGGCATTGCCGACCGACGCCTCGCGCAGGATCATTGCGAGCTGCTCGGGCCTCATGTCGATCGACACCCGATCCTCAATGGTCCGACGAACGCCAATCAGGGTGGGAGGGGCCACTTCATGTGACAGGCCCTTGGTGTCCATTGCCTGGCCGAGCGGGCCTTTGGGCTTTACCATCTCCAGCCTCCGGTCTGTGTTTGAGTGAAGGGGCTGTCACTGTCGAGCGCGGATGCCGGGGTGTAGTCGTATTCAAGCCCCTCGCTGCGGGAGGCAAACCAGGCCAGCGCTCCGGCAATCGCGGTGTCGCCGTGGCGGCCGAGACCGTTGGAGCCCTTGTAGGTGAAGCCGTCAGGGACCTTGATGTAGCCGTTGACGAACTGCAGCGCCTGGTGATCGCGCAGGATGTCATCGTCCTGGGGGAGAACGATGTCGCCATCGGCGAAGGCAGAAATGTAGGGCGGCATCTGGGTCCGGTACCATTCGGGTGTGAACTTCACCTCGTGGATGATCGAGCCGTAGCGCTGCGCCGTCACTTCCGCGAGATAGGCGCCATTGCCGCCGGCATCGAGCGCGCCGGCGTGAAGTTTTGGAAGCCGGTCGACGATGTAGAACAGGATCGTCTTCTGCTGCTCGAAGGGGATGTTGTGCAACTCGACCACCAAGCGGCAGCGCCGCACCAGGTCGCGACCCAAGGCCAGAACCTTGATGGCAGTAGCGTCTCCGGAGCGCGCAAAATCCTCGCCGAAAGCATGGCGCTCGCGTTGATCGAGAATGGCGAGCACCGGCCGCAGATGCTGGTCGCACCAATCCTTGATGTCGGCCTCGCGGATATGGGCGGGTGCATTTTTGAAATCGTCCGGCTTTGCCAGCCGGACCACCGGGATGTCCTTGACCATCACGTTTTCGATCTGGACGCGGGTGAGTGCGGCGCCTTCGGCGTCCGAAGGGATCGCATCGAGCTCCTGGCGCATGGCCGACACCCGAACGCCGTAGGAGCCGCGGATGCGCGCCTCCCATTGCCGCTCGCCTTCCTCGCTCCACTGAGTGCCCTTGATCAGGCAGACCCGCCTGTAGAGGCCATTGCTGATGGCGAGAGCAAACGGGATGTCGTGAATGGAGAAGGGGATCTTGCCGGCGCGCGCCTCCTCGACCAGCTCATTGAACGGGTTGAGCGTGCCGTTGTGGGTGGAGATCACCCGGACCTTGCCGCCCCAGATGAGGAGCGCGTTGACGGCATCGAGCACCTCGCGGACGTTCTTGTGAAACGCCGCCTCGTCAATGACCACGATGCCCTGGAGGCCGCGAATGTTGGCGGGGTTGGATGACAGCGCCTCGACACGGAAGCCGCTGGCAAAGCGGATCCGGTAAGCGCTGATGAATTTCGAGGTGCCGTCGGGCTGCTCGTCCTCGAAGAGGAACTCCTCGATCTCGCAGAGTTCCTTGCCGACGATCCTGGCAAAATGGGCGACATAGCCGATGAACTCGCGGCCCTTGTCCTTGGTGTCGCCGATATAGAAGATGTTGTCGCCACCGGCTTCCCGGCTGGAGGCGGCTGTGATGGTGTCGTCGAGCGCTTCGGCATAGGTGATGCCGGTGCGCCGGCCCTTTGCCCCGAGCTTGAGATCCGACTTGTCCTCGATCCAGTCGAGCTGGTGCTGCATCAGGATGCCTTCGGCCAACGGATCGTGATCGGCAGCGAGATCTCCACCCCGCGTGAAGTCGATGGGGAGGGATGCGGGGCTTCGGGTCAGCACCGTTGGGTTGGGCGTGACGGTGCTCACTTTCGGACCCCGAGCACCTGGTTGCGGATCTCGGCGGCGCGCTCGGCCGACAGACCGGTTTCCCTGACCATCGCTTCGGCGACGGCCTCGACCTTGCCTGCCATTTCCTTCTCCAGCTTGAGAATGCGGTCGGTCGACGCCCGTTGGGCCTGCGCGAAAGACCGCGCGGCCATGGCGAGTTCCTTGGCGTCTTTCGGCGAGAAGCCGGCGTGGCCCGCATCCTGCAGCAATTCGAACACCAGGATCTTGCCGAGATCGGCAATCATCATGGTCAGATCGTCCGAAGCCGCGGGGTCGATCCTGTCGCCGAGTGCTGCGACGATGCGATGGGTTTCCTCGACGCGTCGCGTCGTCAATGACAGCTGGGTCGAGTAGCGATTGAAGGCCGTAGCGGACACGGGGGACAATCCCCGATCGGCGATGCGCGCATTGAACTCGGCGAGAATATCCTTCTGCAGCCGTTCGCGCTTTCTCAGCTCCTCGGCAGCCCAGACGATATCGGGCTGCGCTTCATCGGGAAGCATGTCGATCGATGACAGCCGCCCGCGTCCTTTCGCCCGATCGCCGGCCATCGTTAAGCGCTCCGGGAAGGGCTAGGCCGCTTGACGCCATCAAGGATGCGGCGGAATTCGACGTGATCGAGCCCGGCTTCGGTCAGCTCTGCGATCAAGGCAGTGCCGGCTTCCGTCACCCGGATTGCTCCGGCGCTGTTGTGAAGCCAGCGCAGTTGATTGCGCACATACTCCCGGCCGCGTTTGATGGCGAAGGCTTCGAGCATTGTCACAAGCATGCTGTCGGACAGGCGATAGTCGATCTCGCCCGCGAGCGCCTTGAGAATGACAAGGCGGGCCTCTGCATCGTAGTGGTCTGAAAAGCCCTCAAACATCACGTCCCCTTTCCTGAAATCGCCAGCAATATGTTCTCGATGCGGGTGACGCCGATGCCGGTGGTCTCTACCGTCTTGGAAAGTGCCGCCATGCGCTCGTCCATCCGGACCATCGACATCTCGATGCGGTGGACATCCTGACGCGTTGGCCGCGAGGCCAGATCGTGCTCGACCTCCTTGATGCGGGCATCGAAGGAGCCGAGCCTGGTATTGATCGACCGCAGCTCCGACATGACGTCGCCATTCGCCTCGGGCTTGCGGTCCTTCGCATCCGTCTGGGAGCTGAAGCCCAGCCAGCCCTTCGCCCTGGCGAGCACGGCGCCTGCTGCCAGGATCACGACACCAAGCGCTGCCCCCACCGGACCGGCCTGTTCGATCAGTCTGTTGCCCAACTCGTCCATTTACCGGTTCCGTTCAAAGCTCTGCTGACACTCAATGCAGCGTTCCGCGAAGGGAGCGGCACTGCGGCGTTCGGACGGGATCTGGGTCCCGCAATCCCTGCACTCGATTAGGCCCTTGGCCGCGACCTGGAGGGCCACCTGGCCGAGCTTGCGGTCGCGTTCGCGCGCGACCCGCTCTTCGGCCTGCTCGATCATGAAGTCGGTGTTGCTCACGCCTTGCCCCGCTTGAGCACGGCGTCGATCACGTTCTTGCCGAAGTCCTTGATGGTGTGGCCGCCCATGTAGAGCGCCATGAACCAGGAGGTGAGAGTGAGCAGGGTCGCCAGATCGATCATGTCGATCAGGGCGCCGCCGCCACTGATGATTTGCTGATTGACGATCGGGCCGATGAGGATGCGCCAGATCCAGAAGATCGCGAGCAAGTACATCCAGCCGTAGCGCCAGGCGGACGGCCAGAAGCCCTCCCGGGTCTCGGACGCCAGGAGCTTGAACTGCCCCTCCAGCCCGGCCGCATAGAGTGCTATCAGTTCAGGCGCTTCCGCCTCGGTTTCCCGGACGGCCTTCTCAAGCTCGCTTGGCTCGATCTCCGGCAGGGTTTCTGGCTCCACCCCGGCCTTCTCGGCAATCGTCTTGATGACGGTTTCGGCAAGCGCACCGCCTGCCGCTCCGATCTTCGGCTCAAGGATCTTTCTGATGAGCGGTGCGCCGACCTCGGCGGCAATGCCTGCAAGAATGGCTGCAAGTGCGCTCATGTCCGATCTCCTTTGCGCAGCGTGCCCGTTGCTCTGAGTGCGAGGGCGAGTTCGTCGCGGTACTTCCAGATGAGCCAGATGCCTCCGACCACGAAAACCGTGAGGCTCGCGTAGAGGATGAGATCGCCGTAACCGGTGGCAGCCGACGTCTGGTCGGCAACGCCAGTTGCAGCTCCCGCCGCTGTGCCGGCAGAGCCTTTGGCCGATTTGCTCTTGAGATCGATGACCCGCTGCAACTGGTCGAGCGTGGCGCGCCCCAGCACCCCGTCCGTGTCGAGCTGCGGGTGGGCCTGCTGAAAGCGCCGTGTGGCCGACGAGATGAGGGCGCGGTCGGAGCGTCCCGAATCGGCGAGGTAGCCAAGCTTCACGAGCCAGCTTACCCCTTGCGCGAAGTCATCGGCGCCAAGCTGCCAGGCCGGCATGACCGCCTTGATCTCCTTGGAAGCGAAAGTGCGCGGCGCCTTCACCCATGCCGGCCAGCGGTCGAATTCCATGATTGCCGCAGCCTCAGTGCGCCGGCGCACCAGCCCTGGCAGACGTCGCCCCTTGGCCGTGGTGGCTGTTACCTTGAGGTGTCGTGCGGCGTCGCGGACATCACCCCGGACCAGTGCCTTGAACCAGGTCCACTTCTGAGCGCCGAGCCCGCAATTGAACAGCATGTCGATGGAGGCGGCTTTCGCATGCGGTGTGGCGCTGGGCGCATGCTTGACGACCGGCTGAGCATATTCGGCATCGATCATCAGCTTGAGCAAATAGAGCGCGTCTGCCTGCTCGATCGTGTCGCTGGGCTGGAGCGCCCGGCCATGGCGGCTCGTCCACCAATCGCGAAACACCTTTGAGCCCCAGGTGAAGCCATAGCCGATCGTCAATGCGCCGGCCGGGCACCGATAGGCGCGGCGGACAAAGCCCTCATGCTGGCCGGTGAAAGGAATAAGTCGCGGATCGTAGCTCATGGGCTTCCCCGTGTTTGCACAACGCGCGACTGAAACGCCGCGCGATATGGCTCACTGTGGGATGCTTGGGGAATGATACTCCGCTGACAGGTGTCAGCGTTCGGGATCGGAGGGGGATTTTAGGAGGTCGAGCAGCGAGAGCTGGTTTCCGTGCTTCTGATCCGACAGCAGCCGGAACGCGGTTCGCTCATGCAGACCGGAGCGGCGGCACGCAACCGCGACACTCGCACCGTTTTCGATCTCAAGCAAGAACTGGCGCTTAGCGCGCGCCATCACCCCATGAGGGCCTTGCGGTATCAACACGTCGGACAGGCCATGGGCGCGGCCGTCCGGATCGAGAATTCGGAAATGGTCGCAGATCAGGGCCGCCTGCTTTGCACCGACGAGGTCAGTCAGCCAATGCTCCTCGCCCTTGGCGTAGGCCGGGATCTGCACGCGTGTTCCACCAACAGCGCCGGCAACGGCCAGCGCTGTTTCGACCCCGGCGACATCGGCGATCTGACCAAGGATACCGGGGAGGGTGGAGGGAACGTGCTTCATCGGCGCGGGGGCTCCCGCCTGATCGCAGAGCCGAGGTGGTTCATGAGAGCCTGCCAATCCTGGCCTTCAAAGCGGCCGTATCCTTCGGGCAGCCCCAATCGGGATGCAGCTTCCGCAAGCCCCTGTAGGACGGATCGATTGGGCGCCCCTTCGACCAAGGGATGAGCCGGATCAAGATTGTTCAGCTTCTCCCACTGAGCGAGCGCGATGCGATATTGCGGCAGGTTGATGTGGTCACCGGTGTAGCGGGTGGGCCGGCGTGCCCAGTCCACTCCGCCATCGCGGGCCAGCCAGCCCTTCAGCGCTTCGATCGCCTTGGCGGCGTCCTGGGGGTATCGCAGGAACCGGACGTGGTCGATGCCGGTCTGGCGCTTGACGAAGGCGAGCAGCGCCTTGTCCTCCCGGTTGGCGACCACGCCGAGATTCCAGGCGGCAATCCAGAGCGCCTGTAGCTTCTTTGCAAATGGGCCATCTAGCAGCCGACGATACTTCGGTGCAGTTCGGCCGAATCCCAGGCGACGAAACTCGGAGACTACGGCCTCTTGTTGTTGGCACGACATGGCACGCAGTGACCGTTCTCCGGTGACACGTTCATAGAGGTCGCGCATCGTGTTCTCGTCCAGACCAAGCTGCTTGCGGCCCGCATGGATTGCGGCGATGCTGGTCATGGTTGCATTGCCTGAGTCTTGGTTCGCTTTGGCAATCCACTCACGCTGGCAAGATCGAGGAGAAATCGTCCATGGCGTCGGAAGAAAATGGGCCCCATGATTACAGCGGGCGACTTCGCGGGCTGGTACCGACCGTTTTCATAGGAATGGTGGTGCTGATTGCTGTTCTTGGAAACCCAGGCGACCCCTGGTTCGAATTCCTCAAGGAGTGGCAGACGCTGATTACCGGAGCGCTGGCAGTTATTGCAGCTTGGTTGACGATCGGTCAAATGGCGCGCGTTGATAGAGAACAAGCTCGCCGGCATGAGGAACTCATGTCGATATCGCTGCGAAAAGACGCGCTCAAATTGGATCGCTTCTTGGTTGTTCTTCGATCCAATATCGCGACGATTTCGAATGCAATCGCGCCGATTGAAAGTCATTTCAGTGAACGGAATATGCCGACCTTCCCCTATCGCACAGCTGTTAGCGATACGATAAGAGCGGTTGAAATTATTGACGGCCAGCAATTGATAGACGAGATCGATGTCTACAAGGATTGTAAGGATCTGTGGTCTGGCGAGTTTCTCAATCTTGTCACGAGAGTTCGTAAATCTCGGGCCCTTTGCCGAAGCAAGATTGACCGCTTCCGTGAGCTCCCTCCTGGCGCAAAAGCTGAAGACGAAACGTCCCGCACAAATGTGAAGATTGATCCGATCAATGAGAGCATTGCGGAATTGAGATCCTCCCACGAAGACATTGTCAATCACGTTACCGAACTGAGACGCAAGTACCTGAAAGTGACTGGGCTTCCTCTCAAATAGTCTCAGAGCGTAAGGAATCGCACGTGCATTGTTTCCGAAACTCATGAGATGGTTGCCTTCGCCAGATCAATGGTCACGGCCTGCCAGCCATCCGTAATCCGGGCGCGTTGATAAAACCGCACATACTCCTTCGAGCCCGTCACCCGCATGGCGTCTCGGATCGCCTCCATGGCGCTCAGCCACCGTTCGTCTTCGATCTGCATGCGCAGCAGCATGAAGATCTCGGAGCGGTTGATCTGGCCCTCTTTGTCGGTGTTGAAGGCACGCGTGACGATCGCGCGGATCTCGGGCCGGCTGTCGGCCGACCATTCATTGAGGCACTCGTCGATCAGGGTCTTCGCGATCTGCAGCTGGGGACCGAAATCGACAAAGTCTGCGACCGAGACGATCACCTTCATCAGGCCGTCGAACGTCTGATAGGTCCGGTTGCCCTTCTTGCCGCCTTTCCGGGTGTTGTATTCCTGCTCAAGGAGCGCATCGAACTCGCCCAGGTCCGTCATGGTGTGGCCGCGAAAGCGGGTGATCTGGCCGGACAGGTCGCTCGCAAAACCCATGATCTTGCGGACCGTCTCGTCCTCCAGCTTGTCGGCCGGCTTGACCAGTTCGAGCGGCACCAGGCTCCCCTTGGCGTCTGCCATGTAGGATTTGCCGTTGATCCGGATAGGGCCCTCCTGGGGGTGTTCTTCGATGATGACTGCGTGCGTCATGACTTTGACCTTTGCTTTGGATTGAGTGGATAGATGGCGGGCCTTGGTGGAGTGCTTCTCATGCCGCGTCACCTCCGCCGGGCGGCGGCGGACGTCGGACCGGGCGAGGCTGCAGGACGATGACGTTGCCAGCTCGACCGATCAGCTGGTCCAGCCGATGGGTCTCCATCGACTGATGGCGCGCGAGGTCCCGCTCCAGTTCCTTGGACATGACGATCAACTCATCGAGCTGCCAGATGAGGGCGATGATCTCGTCGGCGGAAAAGGTCTTGCCGCCATGCACGTGGCTTTTGAAGGCGTCGCGGGTGGCCTTCAGGCGGCAGGAGAGGGACGGGCTCATGAGCGCTTCCCCCTGCTGAAATCCGGATAGACCACCGGGCTCTCCTTGGCGGCTTCCAGGACGCCCTCCTGGAGGACCTCCATGCAAAGGTCGCCAAGAATTGCGGCTGCCGCTTGGCCATTTTCGGCCGCGCGATAGGCACCGAGTTCATGTTCGAGATTGGCGATGCGCCGCTTAATGAGGTTCAGGCGACGCAGGAGGACCTCGGCCTTGGCGGTCGAAAGCACAAGGCCGTCGCTGGTGATGTGTTGCGAGACCAGCTCGGCTGCCAGGCCCATTTCGCGGCTGATGGGTGAAGTCCGGGAAAGTGCTGCGCTCATCTCACATGCCCTCGACATCGCGGTTGGACCAGGCGGCGCGAACCATTGCGGCATTAACTGCCTGGCCGGTTGCGGCGGCAGTCATCGAGGCAAGCTTCAGGGTCTTGTCGATCTGCCCGAGTGCGCCGTCCTTCATGCCGATGCCGGTGAGCACCTTGCGCGTGTCCGGCTCGCTGATCCCCCAGGCGTCGAGAAGCGCGTTGATGTCCTCCGCCCTCGGCTTGGCCAGTCGAACGCGCTTTCCGATCCTCCGCTTGATCTGGGCATAGGACGGGCCATCGGTGCTCCGGCTGAAGCGCGAGTAGATTTCTTCGTTGCCGACCAGAGCCACGCCACAGGAGTAGATGTCGACAAAGTGCCGGAGCTGGTCGACCGCGCTGTCGACCAGGTTCTGCGCCTCATCGACGATCAGCAGCGATCCGCCGCCACTGTTGAGAAGCCTGCGCCCAACCGCGCGCACAAGCTTGGCGGGATTGTGCTGGGTGATGTCGAGCGCCGTCGCCAGTTCGACCAGCATGCCATGCACGGTCTTTGTGTGCGGGCTCATGGTGACCATGAACACATTGGGCCGCGTGACCGCAAACTGCTTGCAGGCGAATGTCTTGCCGGTGCCGGCTGCCGCGGTGATGGTGACGAAGTCCGGCATCATCTGTGCGAAGACGAGCGTGTCGGTGATCTCGCCGGCGGTTCGGGTCTTGATGAAGCCTGGACTGACAGGGACCGTGGCAGCCAGACCTGCCATTTCATCGACCGATACGATCCAGCGTTCGACCTTTTCGTTCTGGGTATCAAGTCGGCCGTCATACTTGCCGGAGAACCACTGATTGAATGTGCCGTCGGGCATGCCGATGCGAGCGGCCGCGTCAGATTTGGTCCAGCCGTTCTGCTCTCCGATCGCAGCGACCCGGGAGGTGAGAGCGATCCAGAGGGAAAGATCGGCTGCAGACCGGCCGGGCCGGTTTGCGGAGACGTCCGGGTGAGAGGTCGGGAGTGTCCAACTGCCTTGTCCGATTGCGGCGGGGCTTGTGCTTGTCGTGATGTTCATCTAGTTCTGTCCTTGCTAAATTTGTCGGGCGGGGTTTTCCCCGCCCATTTTTTTGGGCCGTACACGACACTCAACGGCCCGGTTTTTCCCCTTTTCCGGGGAATTCGATGACGTTCTCCTCGATCATCCGCATGGCGCGAGAAAAGGCCTGCTCCGACTGCTCATCCCATTCGGCTCTGGCTTCCGGCTCAGCCCGGATGCCGCCATTGGCGATGCGCTTGAATCGGGGAGGTTCCGGCTTCGGCTGGGGCGCGGATTTGCCGGCGCCATAGATCTCGGCAAGCGTGTCGGGTGCGAGCGCTGTATGGAGCCGCGCGCTTTCGCGGATCGCCTTTGTCAACTGATTGCGCTTTGCCGCGTGATCGCGGGCGGCACCCGTGTCAAAGAAGCCGGTGTCGGCGATGCACTCGGCGACGCAGATCAGGTTGTCGTTGGCGTCATAGACATGAATGGGCTGGGTCAGATGATCGGGGTCGAACCGCACAGTGACCCGCGTTCCGGAATGGGCGTTGAGCGCGGCATTCCAATAGCGGTTGCCATAGATCTCGATCTCGCCCGAGCCCTTCTTGGAGCGGATGCGCTCTGCAGCGAGCAGCCAAAGTGAGCGCTGGTTTTCCGTGGGCCAGCGGACAAGCGTCGCCGGATCCTGCAGGGAGGCCGAGAAGGTCTCATCAAATGAGCGGCCATGCGCGTTACCGGCCTTGCGGCCCGGTCGGGCATTGTGCTCGGCTATCATGCGATCGACATGCTCGGAGAAAGCGGCGAACGGGATGGCGCGGGAGGCGTAATTCTCGGGCTTGGCGTCCGGCGTGTTGCCGGTATAGGCGCCGGCGCAGAAGGGGTGCTTGGCAATGTTCTCTGCCAGATCGCGGAAGGCGCGCTCGATCGGCTTGGACTGTCCTGAATAGGGCGTTGCCCAGATGATCTCGACGCCCAGCGTGGTCAGCAGCCCCCGCGGATCTTCATCACGGACCTTGAACCGGTAACGATTGGCCGCACCGCCGGTGATCCATTTGGATGCAAACGCCCGGCCGTTGTCGAGCAGGATCTTGTCTGGAATTCCGTGGCGGCTGACCATATCGCCGATAACCAGCCGGACAGTGTCCTTGTTCTCGGACGGGGACAGCCGCCAGGCGACCATCTTGCCGGAATAGAGATCCTGGAGGGCAAGCAGCATGACGCGTGTCGGCGTGGTCTGGCCGGGCAGGAGGACGAACACATCGAACTTGTGGCCGTCCATGTTGACGGCCTCCATGGCGTGCAGCATCGAACGGTCGCGCCGTTGCGCCGGGTAGAGGTTCTTGACCTGGTCGCGCTTCTGGCGCGCCGCAGTCTGGACGGCCTTCGGCACCTCGATCGCAAGCCGGCGGCGCAGCGCGCGCTCTTCTGCGACAGGTGCCCAGCCCTGCTCGCTTGCGGCTTCCCTCATCCGACGATAGCAAGCGGAAAATGCCGGGCGCTCGGGCCTGAGAAAGTCGCTCTTGAGTGCCGCCCATGCACGCTCATCGCATTCGGCCGCGGATGACGTTGCGTGGTACTGATCGGCAAGGGCTGCCAGCCAGTCCTGCCGCTCGATACCGGCGACGCGTGTGCGCCAATTGCGGACCGCCCGGGGGCTCACCTGGTGGTGTTTGGCAGCGATGGCGATTGCGGCCGTTTCCGACAGTCCGCCGTTGATGAATGTCGCAACCTCCGCCACCACCTTGAGGCGCGCTTCGCAGGCCGCTTTCCGGTCCTTCGACAGGGCCTCATAGTCAGCCCAGAGCTTCGAACGGGCCTCTGCGGTCTTGTTGACGTTGGCATTGGCGGGCGCACTATGGACCACCATCAGGCGTGCCTGGGCTGCCTGCGGCAGGAGCGACACATGGTATTCCCAGCCGCCGCCGCGCCCGTCGCGTTTGCGTGCCTTCATGTCCAGGTGCCGCCAGCGGGATTTGGCGGCCATCTGATTGATGGAGCGTTCCGAGACACCGGCCGCTTTGGCGATCTCCTTAGGGGTGAAGAATTGCTTCATGGCCGACGCCTCCACTCTTTCGGCGCCACGGGGCGGGCGCGCAGTTTCTTGAGCTCGGCATTGATGGACCGACGGTCCTGATCAAGTCGCGCAATCTCGGCGAGCTTGGCCTCTGAGCCCTCAAGCACGGTCATTCCGGCCTTGGAGACCACGACGTCGAACAACCACTTGGCCCCGGTGGCATGCACGAAGGCGGAAAAGCGCAGGAGGCTGATGTCGTGGCCCTCCTTGCTCTCGGCCGTATAAGCGTCGAGCGTGGTCTTCGCGAGGTTCGGCAGGCCCAGATATTGCGCCATCCGCAACGCGATTGTCTGGCGGTCATATCCGCTTTCGCGGATGGCCTGCGACATGGCGCGTTTGATTTCGGAGCGGAACCGGTCGAGGTCGACAGAGCCGACCTCGATGCGCTCGGGATAGACGCGGGTCTCAAACAGGCCCAGCTGATCGGGGTGAAACTTGCTCATGATGCGCCACCTTTCGGAGCAGCGACCAGGCCGGCGTGGGTCAGGAACTTCTTGCGCGTCGCGGGCTTGGCTCGCTCCCAGCTGTCGATGAGCCGCGAGAGGATCTGCAGCTCCGGGTCGGTCTTCTTGGCCGGCGGCTCCAGCAGGTCGATAGCGACCTTGAAGTCACCCTTGGCCTCGCGGATGGCCACATGGGCCTTGGCCCGCTTTTCCGGGTCGAGTTTTGCCAGTTTGAGGAGCTGGCTTTGATTGTCGGCGATAGCGGTTCCGCTGATCGCCTGGCGGACGTCACGCGGCAGGTTTTGTGCGATGCGATTGAGGCGCATGATCGATTTCGGGGAAATGCCAAGCCGATCCGCGCAAGCGACTGAGAAGCCATTTGATGCCTCTTGAGCAATCAGATCGACAGGCGAATTCCCTAATAGGGACAACTTGTCCCTATTAGGGAGATTGTTCTTGCCAGGCCGGATCTCGCCTCGGGTCTTCTCCCAGACATCCCGGTAGGTCTGCACGAACACAGCCCTGTCGAGCACAGAAAGATCGTTGCGAAAGAGGTTCTCCTCGATCTCGATCAGCACCGCCTCATCGGCATTTGCCGTGACCACGACCGCGTCGATTTCGGCTTCGTCCAGGAGCTCGATGGCCCGCAGGCGATGAGCGCCAGCGACCAGGCAATAGCCGCGTTCCCCATTTGGGGTTCGCCGGAGGGTAATGGGGTTGAGGAGACCGTGTTCGACGATGGAAGCCTGGATCGCGAGCGCATGATCCTCATCGACAGCGCGCAAGCGTTCCGGCACGTGTATGTCGGCGAGGGGAATGGACTTGGAGACCGCCATCACGCCGCCTCCCGCATCTTGTCGTCGAACATGGCGACCGCGCGATCTGCGATGATCCGGTACTGATTTTCGAAATCAGGCTCATCGAGCCGAACGTCGATGGCCTCAAGCGCTCGGTTGACGGATTCCCTTGATCGGCCGACCAGGATGCCGGCTCGAAGCTTGGGCACCCCGAACCTGGCAACCAGCACATGCAGCGCAATCTGCCGGGCGAGCACCGCATCAAATTGGCTGCGCGGCGGGTCGATGATGTTCTCCATCGGGATGTGGGGAAAGGCTTGCTTCACCGACGCGACGCAGACCCGGAATGTGAGTTCCTGCAGCTCGGTTTCATTGAAGTAGTTCATGATGTCGCTCCTACAGAAACAAAAGGGCGAAGCCCGCCAGCGCCAGGCCGGTGACCAGCGAGCCGAAGATCAGGATGATGGACGGCGGGATGGGCCGATCGGCGTCCAGATTTGGGATGAACGGGTTGCGATCCATGTCTAAGCGGCCTGGTCGTTTCGGCGTTGCCTCAGCGTCGGAACCCGTGTCCAATCCTGGGGCGATCGTCGCTGACCGGACGGCCTGTAACGGGTCTTCCAGAGCAAATGCGGTCTGGTGCCGAGAGCAGCGGCGATCGCACATTCACCTCGGGTGTTGGGCTCGCGCATCGTGTTGCGCGCGGTTCCATCCGAAAGGCCGTATTTGCGGTCGATGTCAGCGAGGGTGATCCCGGCTTCGAGCAGCCGCGCCTTGATGGCGCTTTGCTCTTTGACCTTCGGATCGACTCTGGAAGTCGTGCCGTGCATAGTGAGCTCCGGTTTCGGAAGCAGGGGCGATTCAGGCCCCTTTTTCCGGGGAAAGATAACTGCGAATGAGGGGAGATTATATACGAATGAAGTTTATGTAAACCCCATTCGTAGTTTATCATGGCTAGACCTCGGAAAATTGCTCCCGGTATCGGGCAGCGCATTTTGTCGCTCGTGGCGGAAGGAAGGACGAACGCGGATTTCGCGAGCGAGATCGGCGTGGCCGAGGCCACCCTTGCAAACTATATTCGCGGTGAACGGGAGCCGAGCTACGACTTCCTGCGGCGGCTGCGCGAACTCCGAGGCATTGATATAAATTGGCTGATCACGGGCGGAGACGGCGCCAACCAGACGGAGGCGCCCCGCCAGGGGGCGTTGGTGTCATCCTACGATCCCGATGCTGACGAGAACGACGAAGGCTATTCGCACGAGACTTGGAAGCCACGGATCCCTGGTGCCCGCCCGGAAATCGATGCCCGCCTGGGAGCGGGCGAAGGATCCGTTGGCCAGATGCTCACCATCGGCTCAAATGGTGGAACGAGCGGTCACCGGGTGGTCGCGGAATGGCTCTTGCCCGAATCGTTTCTCGTGGGTGAGATGAAGGCCAGCGCCTCGACGACCATCGTCATGGAGGTGGTCGGCGACTCTATGGTCCCTTCATATCAGCCTGGCGACAGGGTGCTGGTAGATCTCGCGCAGACGAGAATGGTGGCTGATACAGTCTATGCGATTTCCGATGGTTTCTCAGAGCCGCAGATCAAGCGGTTGCAGCGGATCCCGTTCTCGGACCCGCCGCGAGTGAGCATCATTTCGGACAATCCAGCACTCGCGAATTTCGATGTGGATCTTGAGAAGCTCCATATCATCGGCAGAATCTGCGGCGTGATCGCGAGGCGGTAGAGGCAGAAGCCTGTGTTGTGTACGGCGGCTCAAATCGCACTCGCCGCGAACATGGCAGATTCGGCCCCAAGCAGACGTTTGCCTTGAGCTATTCGCCGCGGTGCATTTTCTCAAAGCGGGCACAGGCGGGGGCTGGCCCCTCGGCGATGGAACAACCGCTGGGTGGACGGAGCGTGAGTTCGATACGAGCGCAACTCGGACTGGCCTCAATGACGAAGATGTGAAGCACGGATTGAAATTGCCGAAACACCGTGCAAAATCCTACCCTTCTGACACAAAACTTGGGAAAGTTTCTTGGGATGGCCTTAGATTATGTTCGTCCCAACACACGCTTGGCCCGGGAGTTGGGGCAAGTTGCGAAGGAATCCACCCGCGTAGCTGATACTTTGCGTGGGATCAATTTGATGCCACAAAATTTTCCGGTGGAGGCGCTTGAAGAAATCTGCATCTCCCTTCTCTACTTAGAAGAGGGAACAGCCGAAGGCTGTATTCAGCCCCTCAATTTCGCACGGCATATGTTGCCATTGGTGCGCCGAGACCATTTCTACATTAGCGGCGATGAGCCTGAACTGAGTGACGAAGAAGATACATATTTCACTCGCGAACACCCGCTCGACCAAGCCATAATGCGGTTATATGTTGCAGTCGGCACAGCGCTTGATGAGTATCGCTCTCAAGCTCAGGACAGATACGATGATCATATCGGTGCCGAGGAAACATTGGAGTTCGGGAAGGACGGAACCTTTGCGGAAATCGACCAAAGGTCGCGCGACGTCTCCCAAGATGCCGAACAGAGTATCCAAGCTCTGTCCAGATGGGTTGATCCAAACTCCATAATTGCCGATAATCTGCGGAGACAACTTCGAGACAGTTCAAACGTTGCGCATTCAGTTCAATCACAGATTCGTATCCGGCCTATTGTTGCACGCTGGTATGAAGCCGCAGGCATGGCGCTGGGGAAACTGCCCGATGTCCTTATTAAAACTGCGGATCGGCTCAGGCTCGGGACCGATATTGCGAAGATTTGGATAGAAGAGTGGAGTGCATTCAAAAAACGTCTGCGGAGTCTGGGCTTTGATCAAATACGCGGTCTTGCCGATGCACTGGAAGCGACGGGGGAACGCCTAAAGCGAAGCGCCGGGCGCGATCGGACAAATGTCGATAGGCAGCGAGACCCAGAGATTGTCGAAGCCGAGCGCCGCGTTAGAGAAATGCTCTTGTCCGGGACCGAAATTCCGGCAGAGCTTGGGGGAAAGGTTGAATCAGTCATTTTCAAACATGGCGAAGGAAAGATAAGGCGTTTCGATGACTTGCTTCAATTAAGAAATTTGCAGTCACTTAGCCTGCTAAATATTTGGCTTGATTCCGGAAAGCTAGAAAGTCTAGGGCAACTTTCGAACTTGACCAGCCTCTCAGCGAGGGCGAAAGACATTTCAACGCTGGCGCAACTCTCGAACCTGACCAATCTCACATTGGTTGCAAACTCGGCCAGCGACCTATCGGCTCTGGGGGGACTGTCGAAGCTGACCAGACTCTCGGTGATTGCAAACGGGGCCAGCGACCTTTCGGCACTGGGGCGACTATCTAACCTCACCAGCCTCTCGGTGCAGGCAGACTTGGCTAGCGACCTTTCGGCACTGGGGCGACTATCCAACCTGACCAGCCTCGCAGTGCAAGCAAACTCGGCTAGTGACCTTTCAACGCTGGGGCGACTATCTAACCTGACCAGCCTTTCGGTGCAGGCAGACTCGGCTAGCGACCTTTCGGCACTGGGGCGACTATCCAACCTGACCAGCCTCGCAGTGCAGGTAAACTCGGCTAGCGACCTTTCAGCGTTGGGGCGACTATCTAACCTGACCAGCCTTTCGGTGCATGCAAACGAGGCCCACGACCTTTCGGCGCTGGGGCAACTCTCGAACCTGACCAAGCTCTCGGTGAGTGCAAACAAAGCCCGCGACCTTTCGGCGCTGGGGCGACTATCTAACCTGACCCGCCTGAATTTGCAGGCAGCCAAGGTAAGGGACCTTGCGGGACTGGGGCGGCTCACAAACCTGACCAGCCTCCATGTGCAGGCTACTATGGTCAGCAGCCTTTCGGAGCTGGGGCGGCTCTCAAACCTGACAAGCCTCTCGGTGCATACAAACGAGGCCAGCGACATTTCGGAGCTGGGGCAACTCTCGAACCTGACCAGCCTATCGGTGCAGGCAGGCAAGGTGAACTTGGCAGGTATTCAAGAATTGGGAAAGTTAGCACACCTTAGGATCATGGCTGCGCGCGATCTAGATCTGGCGCCGGCCGCAAGTGTCGCAACGTTGGAGAAATTGACTTTGTCAAACGTTACATTCCGAAATTCAGCTTTGCTAGAAAAGGTTGAGATCGAACTCGTTGGCGAAAGCTGGGAAATCTGAGTTTCGCAATATGTGACGCATTAACTTTGTGACCGCACAGATCTTATTCCGTTGAAAAACTCGGGCACAAATATTTCCGGCAGTTTTTAGAAAACCGTTCCGATAGTGGGATATTTGCGCAACGAAAATTTTCTTGGCTTAGTTGGTTAGAAACAGACTCTACGATTTCAGTTGTGATGCATGAAACGGCGAGCTTTTGAACAGAATAGGCTTTGTGCTGACTTTCCGTAGTGCATGGTAGAGTCCGGTTTTGCTATAGCTTGAAAATCCACAAGATACCGAGGAGCACGGTCGACTCGCCGTTGCGGAGAATGTCCGAAAACCGCCCATTGCGGCCTTCTGCTGCATTGCGCGAAATGCCTCTGACGGGCAAGCAATAGGCATCCAACGGTTGCATAAGTTGTCATCTGAACCTGGGACTGGATTGCCGCACCAGCACACAAACGACCGCCTGAATAGCAATTTAGCGGCTAGGTCAGGAGGTCAACGCGCAGAATGGCCACGAATGCGTCTAATCGAGTTCATAGTCATAGACCTTAAAAAACATAAACCGACCGGACTCTGTCTCGCTCCCAATCGCCAATTCTGATTTGATCTGGGGGACACTCACACCACCCCGTACCTCGAATATTTGCTTAACAACGATCTTGCCGTATAGGCCGGCGATCAATTGGAATTTTCTTCGCCCATCGGCTTTCGGCAACAGCTTGGTCCGGCATTCGGAGCCAGCCAATAAGCGAGATCGCATAATCTTAGCGTCCTGCAAATTGATCTGACGTGCTCGAACATCTGAAACCTCGATGTCGAATACGTATTTCGCTTCCGCATTGGCCGAAATCCCGAACACCGATAGGAGTTCAACATCCGTATTGCCGCTCAGTTCCAGACGGCGCCTTTCGCGAGAATAAATCGTTGGCTGTTCGGTCGTGACCACTTCGTCGAGTTTATGTCCGTCCACAGTTGCGCAAAGCTTCTGAATAACCTTGCCGTCGCTCTCTTCGCTGTTCCGCGCAGGCAAATAGTAGAGGGCTCCGAATTCCATCGCCGGATTGATCCGCCCGCCAACGATTGAACGCCTGATCTGATCGCCAAGCTTCATCTGTGTTTCGGTTCGCCCCGCGACCATCGGAAACTCGCCCACGCTTGGCAATTGCTCCTCGGGATAGGCGTTCTTATCGATGATCGCCACGAGCAAAAACCCACCCTTAGGTCCGATCTGTTGGAGCGGACTGGTACTCACGTCAGAAAAAGTGGTGAGTGCGGGAGCATTTGTATCTGCTTTTGTTTGGCAACCGACGAGGAATATCGCTCCTATCATAAGAGAGACGATTGAATTTCTTTCGCAGCGTTGCCTGTCCATCACTTGTTACTCCGTAAAGACGGTGACGACCGGTTTGTGATCACTCCCATAGAAAGCCGTGCCGGACGTCGCTTTAGTGAACCGGTCAGCCACTGTGTCCGGAACGACAAGGTGATCGATCGCAGCGTCGTAGAACACGTCATCGTCATAGGTCGACTTAAGATCCCGCGTTAGGAAGTGGTAGCGGCCAGTACCAACTAGCCCACGCTCCAAAATTGCCAACGTATCATCAAAACCATCACCTGGTTCACATGCATTCGTAGGAAAAGGTCCTCGTTCGCAGGAAAAATTTGCTAAGGCGCAATCCTCAAATGAAGTGCCGGCTTTCCCGGGCTCAAAAGAAGCATTGAAGTCACCGCCGATCAGCACAGGATGGCCCGCTGCTATATCTTGGTCTGCCAGTAGCTTCACAGCCGCAATCACCGCCTCCCGTTTCAGGGCATTGCTGCGATGCGTCTCGGTGGCTTTGTCAAAGCCTATGTCGTAGGCGGCTTGCATATTCGGTGGCACGGGTTCTCCAATCATCTTGAATGCACTGATCGCTCCAGAAATATTGCTGCATCGCGAATTTGAGTTTGATTTTAGATGCACCGGGTAGAGAATAAGTCCGTTCTTTAGCTCTACGCGCAAGGTACCGCGTTGGTTGCCATCCACCTTGCTCACACTCGGGATTCCAGCCGTTTCCAGTTTCTCCTCGCCAGCCTTCATCTGGCCAAAGGTCCCCAGTACCTGGCCGACACCGTCGCCAGGTGAAACGTCATATTCTGTAACTGCGGCAAATGGGATTTTTGAGATCACCGCGACTTCCAAACCCTGAAAAGCCTGATCCCGTACCACGCCAAGGTCACTGATAACTGCTTGATACTCGGACCATCCTAATGCGCTGACTATACGTTCCAACTCTTCTAGCCCGGGGACTTCAACCAAGAGGAGCACGTCAGGTGCAATATCGTGATCCAAAGCTACGAAATCATCATGGCGGCGTTCAATCTGCTCGTAAATTGAAGCCTTAATATTCCAGGCTGCAACTGTCAGCTGTTCGGCATGCGCTGAGGCAGCACACGCGAGAGTCCCAAATATAATCGCGTATCTCATAAGAGTGTCCAT